GCTCTAATATAAAAGACTTAATCGAGCAGAACAAAATTAAAATTAATGATTCAAATACTATAATAGAACTATCTACGTTTGAATCAAGAGGAACGTCGTACGAAGCAGCAAGAGGTAATCATGACGACTTAGTAATGAATTTAGTGCTTTTTGCATACTTCACTACTACTGCATTTTTTAATGATCTTACTGATATTGACTTAAAGTCAATGCTATATCATGAAAAGACTAGGGCAATTGAAGATGATATTGTTCCAGTTGGCATAATGAGTGATGAATTAGACTCAAATTCTAATTTTATCGTCGAAGACGGTTTAGTTTGGGAAGAAGTGAAGTTCACATAAAAAGCTAGAAAACGTTTATATTATAAATAATGATTAGATTGATATAAATACCTTATTATGTGTCATATAATAATATAGAGTTTTCATCTATTTTGGAAGAGGAATAAACATGGCTTTTCAAGTATCACCAGGTGTGCAGGTTCGAGAAATCGATCTGACTAACGTGGTTCCTGCAGTATCTACCTCTATTGGTGGTTTTGCAGGAGCTTTTAACTGGGGACCTGTTGAAGAGATCGTTACAGTTGGTTCTGAAAAAGAACTCGCCTCGATCTTTGGCACTCCAGACTCAACTACTGCGACAGACTATTTAACTGCAGCATCGTTCTTACAGTACGGCAATGCACTTAAAGTTGTTCGAGCAGCTACTACTAACCTCAATGCCGTAACTGGTGGAGGTACTGGTAGATTAATTAAAAATCAGGATGACTATGACAATGCTGTAATTACAGAAAGCTTTGTCGCAAAATATCCTGGAATTTTAGGTAACTCATTAAAGATTTCAACATGTCCAGCAGGAAATTCTGCACTATTTACTGGTTGGGCGTATGCTAGTCAGTTTGATGCAGCTCCTGGTACTTCTGACTACGCTTTAGCGCGCGGCGCAGCTAATGATGAAATTCACGTTGCAATTATTGATGAAGATGGTGCATGGACTGGTACTGCTGGTACTGTTCTAGAAACATTTGCATTTCTTTCATTAGCATCAGATGCTAAAGCTTCAGATGGTACTGCAAACTATTACGTAACAGCATTAAATAATCGATCTAACTACGTATGGTTCGGTGCGCATTATAGCCTATATGGTGGATATGCTGGAATGACTGCTGCTGCGGTTGCTGCTGATGAAACTGCAGGTGGTGATTTCTTAGGTGGTGCAACTCCTGCGATCATCGATGATTCGTTTGCTGGCGGTACTGATGATAACGAACTAACTACAGGTGAGCTCGCTATTGCACTTGATTTACTCGCAGATGCTGAGACTGTAGACGTTAACCTAATATTCGCTAATCCTGGTGTTGATGCAACTACTAATGCACAAAAACTATTAGCTATTGCAACTGATCGTAAAGATTGCGTTGCGTTTGTTTCTCCTTCAATTTCAGATACAGTAGCTGCTTTAAATGCTGCTGCAGCTGTTACTGCTGTTAAAGACTTCGCAGATGGATTAACTTCTACATCATACGGTGTAATCGATTCAACTGCTCTGAAGGTATATGACAAATATAACGACACATACCGCTGGATTCCTGCGTGTGGTCACATTGCTGGTCTTTGTGCTAGCACTGATGATGCGGCTGATCCTTGGTTCTCTCCTGCTGGATTTACTCGTGGTCAACTCCTAGGAGTTACTAAGATTGCGTTGAATCCTAAGCAAGCTGACCGTGATACGCTTTATAAAGCACGTGTTAATCCAATCACCTCTTTCCCTGGACAAGGTATTGTTCTGTATGGTGATAAGACTGCACAAGCTAAACCTTCTGCATTCGATCGTATCAACGTTCGTAGATTGTTTATTGTCCTTGAAAAGGCAATTTCAACTGCAGCTAAATATCAACTATTCGAATTTAACGACGAGTTTACTCGTGCAATGTTCCGCAATATGGTAGAACCATTCCTTCGCGATGTTAAAGGTCGCCGTGGTATTACTGACTTTGCGGTTGTATGTGATGAAACGAATAACACTGGCAATATTATAGATACCAATCAGTTTGTTGCGGATATCTACATTAAGCCGGCACGTTCTATTAACTTCATTACATTGAACTTCATTGCTACGCGTACTGGTGTTGAATTCTCTGAAATCATCGGTCAATAAGGAGAATATAAGAGATGGCTATTTTAGGCGTAGATGACTTTAAGTCAAAATTAACCGGTGGTGGTACTCGAGCAAACTTATTTAAAGTTGAAATGGGTTGGCCTGCTGGTATTGCAGCTGGAGCTTCAGAATCAGAGGTTGGCGGATTCCTTATTAAAGGTGCTCAACTTCCTTCTTCTGTCATTGGTCCAATCATGGTTCCTTTCCGTGGACGTCAACTCCAAATTGCTGGAGATCGTACATTCGAACCATGGAGTATTACTATAATTAACGATACAAACTTTGTATTACGTAATGCATTTGAGCAGTGGATGAATCTCATCAACAATCATAATGCAAATACTGGTGCAACTGATCCAGCAGATTACTTTGCAGACGCAACAGTTCATCAGTTGGATAAAGATGGTACAAGTCTTAAGTCGTACTCTTTCCGTGGCCTATGGCCAACTAACGTTTCTGCTATCGATTTGAGTTATGATACTGCAGATACGATTGAAGAATTCACAGTAGAACTTCAGGTTCAATACTGGGAATCAGACACTACTTCTTAAGCGTAATAAATAGTATGAGGGGAGGATTTTCTCCCCTTGTATTATTATAGGAAAAGAAATGGCTGAAATATTTGGGTTTGAAATTAAGCGCAAGAGCGAAAAGGAAATTGCGAAAAAGCAAAAGTCCTTTGTTGTTCCTTTAGAAGATGATGGCTCTAGCTATATACAAGCTAGCGGCGGACATTTTGGTCAATACGTAGATTTATCTGGAACTGAAAATGCTAAATCAGATGCTGATCTGATTAGGCGTTATCGCGATATTGCACAACATCCAGAATGTGATGCTGCAATAGAAGACATCATTAATGAATCAATTGTGTCTGATAGCAATTCTGCACCAGTTGAACTGATTACTGATGACTTAGATTATCCTGATAATATTAAAAAATCAATCAGGGAAGAATTCGAAAAAGTAGTTGAGCTTTTGCAGTTCAATCATTATGGACATGAAATATTTCGTCGATGGTATGTAGATGGTAGATTGTTCTATCATATAATTGTTGATGAATCAAGTCCAAAGCAAGGTATATTAGAGTTAAGGCCAATTGATCCTACTCGAATCCGTAAAGTAAAAGAAGTAGAAAAAGAAAAAGATCAAGCTACTGGCGCAGATGTAATTAAGTCAGTAAAAGAATTCTACATATATCAAGATTCAGAAATGTCTGGTGCTGGTGCTGGATTTAAGATTAGCCCAGACGCTATTCAATATATTACTTCTGGATTATTAGATCCATCACGCAAAAGAGTTCTATCTTATTTGCACAAAGCAATTAAGCCTGTTAACCAATTGCGCATGATGGAAGACTCATTGGTAATCTACAGATTATCAAGGGCACCAGAACGTCGCATATTCTATATTGATGTAGGTAACTTGCCAAAAGGTAAGTCAGAAGAATACCTCAAAAACATAATGAATCAGTATAGAAATAAAATGGTTTACGATGCGAATACCGGTGAGGTAAAAGATGATCGTAAACATATGTCATTGCTTGAAGACTTTTGGCTTCCACGACGTGAAGGCGGCCGTGGTACAGAAATTACTACACTTCCAGGTGGAGAAAACCTAGGACAAATCGATGATATTATCTACTTCCAAAAGAAGTTATATAAGTCATTAAATGTTCCAGTAAATAGGTTAGAGCAAGAAGCACAGTTCTCACTTGGTCGTTCAACAGAAATATCACGCGATGAAGTAAAGTTTCAAAAGTTTATTAATCGCTTACGTAAAAAGTTTTCTTGGTTATTCCTCGATGTGCTTAAAACACAACTCATACTCAAGGGTATTATTACAGAAAATGATTGGAAAGACATTCGCGAAAATATAGTAGTTGACTATATTAAAGATTCTCACTTTTCTGAGCTTAAAGATGCTGAAATTCTGAGAGAAAGAATGTCATTGCTGCAAGAGATTGATCAGTTTGTTGGTAATTATTATTCTATTGAATGGGTACGTAAAAATATTCTAATGCAAAGCGATGAAGATATCGAAGACATGAAAAAGCAAATTGATGATGAAAGAAGCTCTGGTGAAATGGTGGACGAAGACGATTTGTAAGTTAAAAATCGTTTTATTATAAATATAGTATAGGAATTATAAATATGAATGATATTGAAGATTTAGTTAATAGTTTACAAAACGATAAAATAGCTGATGCTAATAACCTATTTAATCAAGCCTTAGGCGCAAAGATAACTGATGCGCTTAACACCAAAAAGGTAGAGCTCGCTAATCAAGTTTATAACGGAATGGAATTAAATACTGATGCTAACACTGAAACAGATACAACAGAATCTGAATGAAGCTGCTACAGTAGTAAAGAAGCTTAAGGTTGGAAAGAAATCTCAAGCTGTTATTACTAAGAACGGTTCAAAGTTTGCAGTGACAATTGATGGCGAAGTGTTAGATTCTAACTACAAGTCTGCAGCCGAAGCAGAAAAATCAGCTAAAGAATTTGCTGATTTAATGGGAGCATAAATGAAGCTTATAACAGAACATTTAGAATCTGAGCTTAACTACATAGTAGAAGCCAAAGACGGTAAAAAGAATACTGTCATTGAAGGCATCTTTATGCAGGCCGAATCAAAGAATCGTAATGGCAGAATTTATCCACGAGATGTCATGGAAAAAGCTGTCAATAAATACGTAACAGAACAAGTAGCTAAGGGTCGTGCTGTCGGTGAGTTAAATCATCCCGATGGTCCTACGATTAACTTAGATAAAGTTTCACATCGCATTACTGAACTCTCTTGGGACGGAAATAATGTAATGGGAAAAGCACTCGTACTTGATACTCCTATGGGTCAAATTGTAAAAGGTTTGGTCGAAGGCGGTGTTCAACTGGGTGTTTCTAGTCGTGGTATGGGTACACTTGTGCAAAGGCAAGGGGTAAACGTTGTAGGGAATGATTTTATTCTTTCGACGGTGGACATTGTCCAAGATCCCTCAGCTCCTGAAGCCTTCGTTAATGGGATTATGGAAGGCGTTGAATGGATTTGGGATAATGGCATACTCAAAGCACAAGATATTGAAAAATATGAGACTGAAATCAAAAGAGCATCTTCATCCCAGTTGGCCGAAAGTCAGCTGAAGGTGTGGCAAGATTTCCTCTCAAAACTTTAACTCTAGATTATTAAGGAGTGTAATATATGTCTGAAGAGACTAAAACAGAAGAGTTAGATCTCATTGAGGACGTTACTGAAGTACAGCTCCAAGATGATGACCTCGTTGAAGACGTTGAAGTTGAGACCGAGGAAGCCATCGTGGAAGATGCAGATGTTTTAGAAGAAGCCAAAGATGAAGAAGATGCTTCTGTAGCAGCTACAAAGAAAGCTGCAGATGCAACTACTCAGGCTGAAGTACCTAAAACAAAAGCTGGCTTAATTCAAGCTATGTACAAAGAAATGTCATCGATGAGCAAAGAAAAGCTCGTCGCAGCATATGAAAAGTTCAACGCTAAGGAAAGCGATGACATGGATATGGATGACGAAGATGAAGACGAAAAAATGGTAGAGACTAAGGGTAAAGTAAAAGAGTCATATGACTTTACTGCTGACCTTGACGCTCTTGTTTCATCTGATGAAACGCTTGCTGAAGGATTCCAAGAAAAAGCAGCAACAATTTTCGAAGCGGCCGTTAAGACTAAGGTTAGTGCAGAAATTGATCGTCTAGAAGCTGAGTACACTCAGTCTTTAGAAGAAGAAACTGCTTCAATCAAATCTGATCTCGTTGAGAAGGTAGATGGTTACCTTAACTACGTAGTTGAGAATTGGATGGAAGAAAACAAGGTTGCCATCGAAAGTGGTCTTCGTACTGAAATCGCCGAGTCATTTATGGCTTCGTTGAAAGGCGTATTTGTCGAGCATTATATTGATGTACCTGAATCCAAAGTTGATTTGGTAGATGATCTTGCAGCTCAAGTTGTAGAGCTAGAAGAGCATTTGGCAACATCTACGCAGGACAATATCCGTTTGAACGAGTCTGTTCAAGCATTCCAGCGATTAGAAATTATCGCAAATGCATCTAAAGATTTAGCTGATACTCAAGTTGAGAAACTTAAGTCATTGGCAGAAGATGTTGACTTTGATGATGCTGAAACTTTTGCTAAGAAAGTTGCAACATTGAAAGAGTCTTATTTTGCAAAACCAGTTGTTAATAACAATGAAGAAGTTGTTGTAGGCGATGATGAGCAAGCTGAGCTTTCTCCAATCATGGCACAATATACTGCCGCATTAACCAAAACTTTAAAAAAGTAAATTAGGAGTAACTAATGTTTAATTCAGAACAAATCCAGGAAAAATGGGCGCCGATCCTCGAGCACTCTGAGATTCCTTCAATTCAGGATAACTACAAGAAGAGCGTAACTGCAATACTTCTTGAGAACCAAGAAAAAGCTCTCCGCGAAGAGCGTGGTGCAATGGGTTTCATGACTGAAACTGCTGCTAACGCTACTACTGGCGGTACTGGCAACATGGCTAACTGGGATCCCGTCCTGATCAGCCTCGTTCGTCGTGCAATGCCTAACCTTATGGCTTATGACGTAGCTGGTGTTCAGCCTATGTCTGGTCCTACTGGTTTGATCTTCGCTATGAAGAGCAAGTACACTTCACAGGGTGGCACAGAAGCTTTGTTTGACGAAGCAAATGCTGGCTTCTCTGGTAACGGTACTGCAAACGGCGGTGATTCTTCATCTGTTGCTGGTACTACTGGTACTGATGCTAACACTGACGGCGTAGAAGATAGTTTTGCTGTTGGCGCTGGTCTTGCTACAGCTGATGGTGAAGCTCTTGGTAACAGTGGCGATCCTTTCGCTCAGATGGCTTTCTCAATCGAGAAGACTAGCGTAACTGCTAAGACTCGTGCACTCAAAGCTGAGTACACTATGGAATTGGCACAGGACCTTAAAGCAATCCACGGTCTTGACGCTGAAAGCGAACTCGCTAACATTCTTTCAGCTGAGATCCTTGCTGAAATCAACCGTGAAGTTATCCGCACTATCAACGTTAAAGCGAAGCTTGGTGCACAGACTTCTAACGTTGCTGCTCCTGGTACTTTCGACGTTGAAACTGATTCCGATGGTCGTTGGTCAGTTGAGAAGTTCAAAGGTCTCATGGTTCAGATCGAGCGTGAAGCTAACGCAATTGCTAAAGACACTCGTCGCGGCAAAGGTAACTTCATTATCTGTTCTTCAGACGTAGCTTCTGCATTGACTGCAGCTGGTATGCTTGATTACACTCCTGCTCTTGCAGCTAACCTGAACGTTGACGATACTGGTTCAACATTCGCTGGTGTATTGAACGGTCGCACTAAGGTCTATATCGATCCTTACGCAACTCGTGACTACGTAACTGTTGGTTACCGTGGTACTAACCCATACGACGCAGGTCTCTTCTACGCTCCTTACGTTCCATTAACAATGGTTCGTGCGGTTGGCGAGGTTGACTTCCAGCCACGTATCGGGTTTAAGACTCGCTACGGTATGGTTGCTAACCCATTTGCGGGTGGCGCCTCTTCTAGTGAAACTGGTACTAACCGTGCAAACCAGTACTACCGCATCTTTGCAGTAGAAAACATCCTCGTATAATGGATGAAAAAAAGAAGTAAGTTTTAACTTACCATTTTTAAGGGGATCTTCGGATCCCCTTTTTTTATTGTATAAATATAGTTGTAACCTAATATGAGGTATTGCTATGCCATACGAAAATAATATAAGCTTTTCAGCTGGAGGTCAACCTGCTTCTACAGTCGAAAACTTAAATTTTGTAAATCCTGGATCGTTCAGGTTAGTGATAGACACTCTTAAGTACCCTAATGCACAATTTATGGTACAAGCTGCTGCTATTCCTACAATATCTGCAACTGGTGCACAGTATAGTACTCCACAAAGAAATATATTTGCAAGTCCAGATAAAGTCGAATATGAATCTTTGACTGTAACATTCCTTATAGACGAATACTTAACTAACTACATGGAAATACATGATTGGTTGTTTGGTATGGTATCAGAGGTTGACGATAAGGCCACAAGGAAAACGCGGGATTTATCTTTATTAGTACTTGATTCAAACAATAACTTAGTGAAGACAATTAAGTTTGTAGATGCATTTCCGACTAGCCTTGGATCGTTACCATTTGATATAACAATTACTGACGTTGAATACTTGTCTGCTGCAGTGACATTTGAATATAGTTATTTCAAAATAGAGTAAACTGTGATATAATATATAATTTTGAATTGATTTAGGAAATATTATGACTTTAGATAAGATACTTGAAATGTGGGCAAAAGACGCAGTAATAGATGATATACGGTTGGATGAAGCATCTAAGAATGGTGCTGCACTTCATGCAAAATACCTAGAACTACTCTCAATGAATAAGCTCTCGCTAAAAAGGCGAGAAGCTGAATTCAAAGTCTTGCTCAAAAATAAATGGCTATGGTATAATGGTAAACTTGATAAGGCCAGGATGGATGAACTTGGTTGGCCATATGATGCACTCAATGGGCTCAAGATTCTAAAAGGTGAGATGGATTATTATTATGACTCCGATCCGCATATCCAAGAAGCACAAGCTAGAATTGATTACCTGAAAACTGTGATAGATACACTAGAAGAAATTATTAATAATATTAGATGGCGACACTCTACAATTAAAAACATTATTGATTGGCGTCGGTTTGAATCAGGTAGTTAATGGACATCATAAAGGTTCGTAACAAAAATCATGCCTTTCTATACGTAGAATGTGAACCATCTATAGCTAATGAGATTGTAGATTTTTTCACATTCTATGTTCCTGGCTATAAGTTTATGCCAGCCTATAAAAATAAAATATGGGATGGGAAGGTTAGACTTTATGATGTTCGAACAAAAGAATTGCCTGCAGGATTATTTAAGTACCTACAAGAATTCGCAGCTACACCTGGTAGAGACTATAGCTTAGAAGTTATTCATGACAATTACTATGGTATGGCTGGTGCAATAGCAGAGTCAGATATATCATTCATAGATGATCTAACGCTATCGTCGCGTGGCGAACAGATCTTCCCAAAGGATTACCAACTAGAAGCAATTGATTATGCGCTTAGGAATAAGCGTGGACTATTAGTGTCACCTACTGCTTCTGGTAAATCACTTATCATATACTCACTAATTCGGGCGTATCTACAAAGGAATGATAAAAAAGTAATTATTATTGTACCTACAACATCTCTCGTAGAACAGATGTACAAGGACTTTGGTGACTATTCTGAGTTCGATGAAGGATTTGACGTAGAAGAAACCTGCCATAGAATATACTCTGGAAAAGAGAAAATATTCAAACAGCGCGTAGTCATCACAACATGGCAATCAATCTATAAGCTACATCAGCAATGGTTTTTAGATTATGGTATGGTTATCGGTGATGAAGCACACAACTTCAAAGCAAAGAGCTTAACGTCAATATTAAGTAAGTGCAAAGAAGCTGAGTATCGGTTTGGTACAACTGGTACATTAGATGGTACGCTTACACATAAGCTAGTGCTTGAGGGTTATTTCGGTCCTGCTTATTATGTGACTACTACTAAAGATCTTATGGATTCTGGATCTCTTGCTGAGTTGAGTATCGACGTGTTGCTTCTTAAATATAGCGAAGAATTCTGTAGGTTGATCAATAAGGCAAAGTACCAGGATGAAATCGATTTTATTGTTAAGCATGAGCCGAGAAACAAACTGATTACAAACCTAGCATTAGATCAGGATGGTAATACTTTAGTTCTCTTTCAGTTAGTAGAGAAACATGGTAAACCACTGCATACTATGATATCTGACAAAGCGCATAAGAGAAGAAAGGTTTTTTTTGTTGCTGGTAGTACTGATGTAGATACTAGAGAAAAAATAAGAGAGATCACTGAGAATGAAAAGAATGCAATCATTGTTGCTTCACTTGGTACATTTTCAACAGGGATAAATATACGTAACCTACATAATATTATATTTGCATCACCTTCTAAGAGCCAAGTGAAGGTTCTGCAAAGTATAGGTAGAGGGCTAAGAAAGAGTGATGATGGTAGAATCACTAAGCTGTATGATATAGCTGATGATTTGCATTGGAAATCTAATAAGAACTATACGCTAAATCATGCGGCTGAAAGAATTAAGATATATACTAAAGAGAAATTCAATTATAAGATTTATGAGATTGCATTATGACAGAATTAGATGATATTAATATTAAGCACATAAAGCTTACAGATGGTACTGAAATTATTACTATGATTACCAGTACCCTTGGAGAAAGTGTTCTTAATATTGAGAAGCCTTTGCTATTGAATTTCATGTACGAAGAAGATGATAGCATATCATATTACTTTACTCGATATTGTCCATTCTCCCGTGATGGTAAAGTAAAACTTAATGCTCAAAATGTTGTTGCTTATTCTGATGTAACTGCTGATTTGAAAGCAAGGTACATTCGCTCTGCTCTTAAAATGAGTAAGGGTATTCAAGTGCCATTCGAAGATGATACTGATTCAGAAGCACCAGAAACTGAAAGGCATGTAATGCTGTCTGATAAAATAGTTCATTAGTATACCTCTCTCCCCTCGGAGATACTCTATTATTATATCACACTTTCCTACTTTTGTACATCGTTTATTTTAGATGTACATTTTATCAAAAATGGTTTATAATATACTATAAAGATAAATCCAGGAGCTAAAACGCATGAAACCTAAAGACAAACCGCATTACGTAAACAACAAAGAGTTTTCTCTTTCAGTTGTTGAGTATGTGAAAAAAGTAGAAACTGCAAAAGAAAACTGTACAGCGATTCCTGTTGTAACTGACTACATCGCAACGTGCTTTCTTAAAATTGCAGAAGGACTGTCACATAAATCGAACTTTATCCGGTATACGTATCGAGAAGAGATGGTGATGGATGCAGTTGAAAATTGTCTTAAGGCTATATTGAATTATAATATTGAAGCCGCTACTAGAACAGGAAACCCTAATGCCTTTGCATATTTCACACAGATATGTTACTATGCATTCTTACGAAGGATTGCAAAAGAAAAGAAGCAGCAGGATATTAAATTCAAGTGGATTGAAAAGGCAGGAGTAGATGAGTTTATTTCTGCATTGAATGGTGATGACATTGATTCGTTTGATAACTTTGACTTTATTGATGAGCTTCGTAGCAGGATCGATCGAGTAAAAGAAGCAGACCGTGAATTGAAAGAGTTTGCTAAGAAAGAAAAGGTTAAGGAAAAAGCTGGCATTGAATTGTTTATGGGTAATGCATTTTGAAAATAGCTATACTGAATGATACTCACTGTGGTATACGAAACTCCTCAGAGATTTTTATTAACTATCAGGAAAAGTTTTATTCTGAAGTATTCTTTCCATATTTGAAAGAACATGGTATTACGCAGATATTGCATTTAGGTGATTACTACGATCACAGAAAATTTATTAACTTCAAAGCACAAAATGCAAATCGACAAATGTTCTTGAATGTCCTTAAGGAAGAAGGCATTCATATGGATATTATTCCAGGCAACCATGACGTATTCTATAAAAATACGAATGATCTATGCTCTCTCAAAGAGCTACTTGGTTATTATACTTCTAACGTCAATATCATAATGAAGCCGAAGGTAGTAGATTATGATGGCATGAAGATGGCACTAGTTCCTTGGATTAATTCAGAGAACTATGCAGAATCTATTCAGTTCATTAAAAGCTGCAATGCTTCTATTCTAGGTGCACACTTAGAACTCGTTGGATTCGATATGATGAAAGGTATGCCAAACCCACATGGTATGACTACCGAAGTATTCGATCGATTCGAGATGGTTTTGTCTGGTCATTTTCATACTAAGTCAAGTAAGGATAATATTCATTACCTTGGTGGACAGATGGAATTCACTTGGGCAGATTGTGAAGATCCAAAATACTTTCATATATTAGATACTGACACACGTGAGCTCACGCCCGTACGTAACCCGTATACGATGTTTGAAAAAATTATGTACAATGACGCGAAAATAGATTATAATAGTAATTACACTTTACAAAATTTAGATAACAAATTTGTGAAGGTGATTGTCGTGAAGAAGACAGATCCTTTCATGTTTGATAAATTTATTGATAAGGTGAATCAGTTTAATCTACATGAGTTGAAGATCGCAGAAACCTTCGAAGAGTTTGTTGGCGAGAATGTAGATGACGACAACATATCAGTCGAAGATACTACACAGCTGCTTGATTCATACATTGAAGCAGTTGATACTGATTTAGATAAAGGTGTTATAAAAGGACTGATGCGAAACCTATACGTAGAAGCATCGACATTGGATATTGTATAGTGATAAAATTTAAGAAAGTACGGTGGCGTAACTTTTTATCTACAGGTAATGAATGGACAGAAATCTTTTTAGATAGAAGTCCAACCACATTAATTGTCGGTACTAATGGTTCAGGAAAGAGTACTCTGCTTGATGCTCTTTCCTTTTCGTTATTTGGTAAGCCACACAGAAACATCAACAAGCCTCAGCTGATCAATTCGATTAATAATAAGCAATGTGAAGTTGAAGTAGAGTTTGATATTGGTACCTACAGGTTTCATGTGAAGCGTGGTATTAAGCCAGCCAAATTTGAAATATGGCAAAATGATGTAATGATTAATCAGGATGCATCTGCACGTGATTATCAAAAATTCTTAGAACAAAATATACTAAAGCTGAATCACAAGTCATTCCATCAGATCGTTGTTCTTGGATCTTCGTCATTCATTCCTTTTATGCAGTTGCCTGCTCAGCATCGTAGAGACGTAATCGAAGATCTACTTGATATACAGATTTTCTCTAAGATGAATCAGATACTAAAGGAAAAAGACTTAAAGCTAAAAGAGTCTTTGACTAATGCTACGTATCAAATAGAATTGACTAATGAAAAGATTACGCTTCAGCAAAAGTATATTCGTGATATTACAGAGTTAAATGAAGGACAGATAAAGGATAAGCAAAAAGAGATTACTGACATTGAAACAGAAATCCAGCTGCTCGAGAAAGATAATACTGAATGGAAATCCTTTATTGATGATAATCTGACAGACATCAATACTGCAATTGATACTGCTAAAAAGAAAAAAAATGAGTATGTAAAATACGAAGCACAATTCCAGCAGAAGATAAAGGCTGTTGTGAAAGACGCTAAGTTCTATGAAGAGAATGAAGTATGTCCTACATGTACTCAAGACATTGAAAAGAGCACGCGTGAAACTAAGCTACTAGAAGCGAAAGCATCGGCTAAGCAATTGTCTGAAGCTTTAGATACTGCTTCATCTGAATCAGGTAAGCTAGATGTAGAAATCGAAACACTGATGAATAAGATAGCGCATATTCAGAATTTGAATAACAATATATCTGGCAACAATAAAGCTATTGCATACAATCAGAACAGAATCAATACTATTCGAACAGAAATCAATTCTTTATCTGAATCGCAAGGTGATCTAGGAGAAGCAAATAAAGAATTCAATGCACTAACAGAAGAAAAATCTCTGTTGAATGAACAGAAGGCAAATATAACAAACGATCGTCTGTATAATTCAATAGCGTCTGAAATGCTTAAAGATACTGGCATTAAGACGAAAGTGATAAAGCAGTATCTTCCTGTTATGAATACTCTAATTAATAAATACTTACAGGTATTAGATTTCTTTGTTTCATTCAATCTAGATGAAAGCTTTAATGAAACTATTAAGTCTAGACATCGTGATTCATTTAACTATGCTTCTTTCTCAGAGGGTGAAAAGCAGAGAATCGATTTGGCTCTATTGTTCACTTGGAGACAAATAGCTAGGATGAAGAATTCAACATCAACTAACTTATTGGTACTTGATGAGACATTTGATTCTTCCCTTGACCATGATGGTGTAGATAACTTAATGAAGATTCTACAGACATTAGATAGTAACACAAACGTATTTGTTATATCGCATAAAGGTGATTTGCTCGATGGAAAATTCAGAAGCAAAATTACATTTAATAAAGAGCATAACTTTTCGAAAATTTCATTAGCGAGTGATTGATATGAAGCTTGTACCACCAACTGATCCTATATTAAGAAAAACGATGTCTGTTATGGAAAACTATAACATTGACGATCTGAAAAAAACCATTGATGAGATGTATGAATTCGTAGCAGCAAATGGCGGTGCAGGAGTTTCAGCAAATCAGCTAGGAATCGATGCACGGATCTTTGTTGTTGCATATGGAGATTACAAGCATGCATTCATTAATCCTCAGATCACATGGACATCTAATGAAGACATTATGCTTGAAGAAGGATGCTTATCATATCCTGGCGTGTTTGCTAACGTAAAAAGGCCGGTGGCATGTAATGTATCATATACGGATTATGAGGGAAATAGTCATACTGATGTTCGATTTACTGGTATTACTAACCGAATCGTGCTACATGAGTATGATCACATGGAAGGAAAACTGTTCTATGATCATCTTTCTCGCCTTCAGAAAGACAGATTTGCTACACGTGTACGAAAAAAGCTAGGAGTGTCAATAGTTTAGATTGAAACAATTTATTACAAAATAGTTTCTTTATATAAATCAATAGCTTATTGAAGGTAGTTCTCTAAGCTATTGATTCTATTGGTAAAAATAAATTGTACATCTCCGGCTAGATGTCGTATAATGGTTATTCATTTGGAGATAACATATGCAATCTAAGTCAATCCTAGCAAAGCTTCTTGCTAATGAGAATATCACTATTCGTCATGGCAATTTTCCTACAGCGTACTTTGACGTGCAGGAACGTGTACTTGGTTTACCGGTTTATAAAGACTTTGGTTCAAAAGATACGTTAGATCTTTTTATCGGCCACGAAGTTGGTCACGCTCTCTATACTCCGTTTGAAGGATGGCACGATTCTCCTGCTGAGATTCAAGTACCTCGCTCGTTTCTTAATGTAGTTGAAGACATTCGAATCGAACGCAAGATACAATCTAAGTATCCTGGTTTAGTTTCTGTTTTTAAGCGTGGGTACAAGACTCTGGTTGATCAAAATTTCTTTCACACGAAAGGTCGTGATCTTCAAGAGTATCAGTTAATCGATCGAATCAATCTTAAAGCAAAAATGCGAGACTTGGTTGACATTGATTTCGCACAAGAAGAAATGCCATATGTTAAGCAAGCGTTCGCTGCAGAAACGTGGGATGAAGTCGTTGCCGCTGCAAAGGCAATCTACGAGTTCATGCGTGAGAATGATGAAAACAAAGATGACGCACACGATGATAATTCTGATAATCAATTTCAAGAAGGAATGGAGTCTAGTGAGGATTCTAGTGAGGATTCTA